ACTGTTGTAGGTATTGCATCAACATACAGATCATCTAAGATCTTGGTTTCTTATGCTTCTAGTGATTCATCTTATTATGAGACAGAAGAATTAACTATGATTCATAATGGAACTGATGTTGAATTAATGGAGTATGGTCAATTAAATACTGATGAATTAGGAAGTCCTTCAGGAACTCCTGGTTTAGGAACTTATAGTGCCTACTATTCAGGTTCTTACATCTATATTGACCTTCATCCTACAGTAAGTTTAGCAAGTACTTATATTGCTAATAGTATTCAAGTTAGTATTGGTAATTCACTTTCTGCTGGAGTTGGAACTGATGCATTGAATACTGGTACATTAGATACTAGATATACTGCTATTGCTTCTAGTGGTTCTCCTGGTGTTACTACAGTAGCAAAATATGAAACTGAAACATTTGCATCTGCCTATTATATTGTAGGTGTAGAAGATGTAAGTAATAGTCAATATCAAATATCTGAGATACTCGTAGTAGATAATGGAACAACTGGAAATTTAACTGAATATGGCATTGTTCAAACTGGAGGAAATCTTGGAGATTTCTCTATTAATATTAATGGTGATTATACACATTTAGGATTTAAACCTTTAGCAAGTGCAGATGTACAAGTTAGAGTATTCCAGAATGCTTTGAGACTAGTTGATGATTCTAATACTAATGAAGAGATAGGATTTACTAATGCTAGTGTTAATACTGGATCAGGTGCTTATACTGCAACTGAGACTGATGTTAAGAGATCATTTGAACTTAATCATAAACAAAAACCTATATTTAAGAGAGACTTTGTAGGAGGAGCTTCTACTGTTGTTAGCACTGTTACAGATAGTATTATTATTCCTAATCATTTCTTTGTTACTGGTGAAGAATTAGAGTATAGGTATACTGGAACTGGTACTACATCTGCAATTGAAATAGCATCTCAGTCCATTCCTGGTGTAGGCGTTACTGATAAACTTCCTTCTACAGTATTTGCTGTTAAGAAGGATGATAAGAGATTGCAACTAGCAACATCTGCTGAAAATGCATTAAAGACTAATCCTACTTTTATAGACATAACTTCTGTTGGTGTAGGTACTTCTCATTCATTTACTTCTAAGAAACAAAACTCAAGGTGTATCATCAGTATTGATAATATAGTTCAACAACCTATTGTAGCTACTGCAGTCACTACTCATCTTGTTGCTGATGTATCAACTACTTCAGATACAATAACAATCTCAGGTATTACATCTATTACTGGTGGAGATATGCTGAAGATTGGTAATGAAATTATGAAGGTTGATTCTGTTGGTCTTGGTGTTACTAATAAGTTATTGGTAACTAGACCTTGGATGGGTACAGGTGTTTCCAACTACAGTAGTGGAGACTTAGTTACTAAGATTGAAGGTAATTATAATATTGTAGATAATAAAGTTAATTTCTTTACTGCTCCAGTTGGATTAATTCCACTATCTTCTACTACTAATAGTCCTGATTCTAGGGATTGGGTTGGTGTTGCAACACACTCTACATTCAATGGTAGATCATTTATGAGATCTGGTATCACTGGTAGTGCTGTAGAACCTTATAGTAATAATTACATCTTTGATGATATTTCTCATGGATTCTCAGGATTTGGTACTGAATTTACTCTTGAGTCTGAAGGAAGTAATGTAGCAGGATTCTCTACAAGTAATGCTATTGTTTTAATTAATCAGGTAGCACAAGGACCACAAAGATTTACTGGTCTTGAATCTAAGAGAGTTAGTGTTAGTGGAGATTACACTTTAAGAGAAAGTGTTGGTATTACTAGTATTCAGTTTACAGGAACCATTGCTTCAGTATCATATGATCCAAATACAGCTAATGTTCCTTTAGGTGGAGTGGTTGTTTCAGTTGGGTCTACAGAGGGATTTGGTTATCAACCATTAGTTGCTGCAGGTGGTACTGCTGTTGTTTCTGGTTTGGGAACCATTACTTCTATTAGTATTGGTAATAGTGGTTCTGGTTATAGAGCTGGTATACAAACTGTAGTTAATGTAGGTGTTCAAACATTGAGCACTGGAGCACCTGCCATTGAGTTTATTGGTACTGCTGCAATAAGTGGTGGTAATATTGTAAGTATTGCTATTACTAATCCTGGTACTGGATATACAACAACTAATCCTCCTTCTGTGGTTATAGATGAACCATTAGCATATACCAATATGCCTTTATTCTATACTTCAACATCTAGTGGGGTTGGATCTGAAGCAAAGGCAAATATAGTTGTAGGGCAAGGATCTAGTGTTATTGATTTTGAAATTATTAATGAAGGTTATGGTTATGGTGAAGACCAAGTTTTAACTATTGGTGTTGGTGGAGCAGTGGGTATACCAACTGATAGTAACTTTAGTCCATCTAGACAATTTGAAGTTACAGTAAGAGAAGTTGGAAGTGATAGTTTTGCTGCTTGGACTGTTGGAGATTTAGAAGTATTAGATCCTTTAGATGATTTATTTGATAGTCAAGCTATATCTTTCCCATTGAAATTAAATGGCACTCAACAGACAATTCAATCTAAACCAGGATCTAATGTTGATGTTGAATATACACTTCTAGTTTTCATTAATGATATTCTTCAAGTTCCTGGAAATGGATATGAATTTAAGGGTGGTAGTTATCTCACCTTTAAAGAAGCACCTAAGAAAGGTGATACTTCTAAGATTTTATTCTATAAAGGAACTGCAGCAGTTGACACTGCTACAGTTGATATTTTAGAAACTGTTAAGACTGGTGATGAATTAAAATTACATGATCAAGATATTACCTTTGAGCAAGGTCCTAGAACAGTAACTAATATCAATGCTGCTGATAATGTTAATACTAATCCATATCCTGGTCCTGGTATTACTACCAATGAGACTTTTGATAGACCTGTTAATTGGCATAAACAAACTGAAGATAAGGTTATTGATGGTCAAGCAATCAATAAAGATAGACCACATTATGAACCATTGATTTATCCAACTACTAGTTTGATTCAACCAGTAGGAATAGCTTCAACAGAGGCATATGTTGAAAATATTAGAATATTCTTTGATAGCACTAAGGAAAATTATGGATCACAAGATTCTATAAACATAGTTTCTCAAGAAGATGCATCAGGTGCTGCTGGTACAGCTTTAGTTTCTGCTGCTGGATCTATTACATCTATTGCAATTTCTGATGTAGGTATTGGATATACCTTTACTCCTACAGTATCCATTGAACAACCTGTTGGTTTAGGAACCACTCAGGTAGCAACTGCTACTGCTACTCTTAATGGTGATAGTTTAGGTTCTATTACAATTACTAATATTGGTAGTGGATATACTGTTTCTAGTCCACCTGCAGTTCTCATAGAAGAACCTAAGATGGCTAATAGAGTTGAGAAGGCAACTTCAATAACTTATACTGGTGATTATGGTACAATAGTTGGATTTGGTACAACCACTGCTGGATCTCAAAACAAATTTGTCTTTGATTTATACATCCCTGAAGATTCTTATCTAAGAGATTCTACTTATGTGGGTACTGCTATTACATTAAGCACTCTAAAAGTAGGTGATTTCTTCCTAGTTGATGAAAGTAATGTTGGATCAGCATCTACTGTATTAAGATCATTTAATGTTGGAGGAGCAACTACTATTGGAGTAGGAACTCAATTTGTTGATAATGTCTATCAAGTATCAGATGTTAATACTGTTAGTGTTGCTAACACTGCAATTGGTATTTCTACTGTTGGCACAGCAACCACATATGTAACTAGAGTATTTGTAAATATTGATTTGTTTACTACAGACTCTTTTGATTCTTCTCTATTGAAATTTGATTCAACCAATACTAAATTTGATTCTAATGGAATAGGAGCTACCTTTACTGGTAATGTACATAGTGCTCCCTTCTATGGAACTTATAGTTGGGGTTATTTAGAATTGGGTTCAAGAACTCAAGCTAGAGACTTCAAATTTTATGGACAGGATGGTCTTGGTGGTATTTCTACTTCAGGATTTATTCAAAGATTCAACCCTTTAAGAGATAAGGAATATCTCTAAATAACTAAAATAGATAACGCAAAATGGCAAAACTGGGCATAAG